AATATTATGTGGATAACAATATACATAATATACACAGTGTAGATACTAGCAATCCAATTGTCGCAGGTATCAAAGGTTTGAGATACAATGATATTTTTGGGTTGCCTCACAAGCCCAAGACATTGTTAGCTGATTTAATAGACCATCAAGTGACATCACAAGAGATGGAATGTATAAAACACAACACTGTTATGTTCAAGAAGATATTAAACAGGTGAGTTTATTGAACAACAAACGTTGGGTGGCATTTTTTAGCCACACAGGTAATGAGATAAACAATTTATCTAAAAAATTAGGTAGATATCCGGATAGAGTTGTGACAAATAGATCACCGGATGCAGAGATGAATCAAGAATTGTTATCATCAACTGACATAGTGTACACCAGAGACAGGCCAGATGTAGAAGACTATAGTAGAGTGCTGAGAGATGATGAATGTGTTGTGACTTTACATGGTTGGATGCGTATTGTACCCAAAACCATATGCAAGGAGTATGATATATACAATTTACATCCAGGTTTAATAACTAAATATCCTGAATTGAAAGGTGCCGATCCACAAGCTAGAGTGGCTAATCATGCTGATGAGTCTGTGTATAAACATGTAGGTTGTGTTATACATATAGTCACACCTGGTGTAGATGAAGGTCAAGTGTTGGCCAGTGCTAGTACTGCGAACGTCTATTCAGGAGCACCCGCGTTGATAAAACGTTTGCATGTGATGGCATTAGATCTGTGGGTAGAGTTTATAACGCATGAAAATATTTAAATTAAACAAAGAAGATCCGGTGCAAGTCGGTAGTGTGGTGAGATACAAGGACTCTAACAACAATAAAAAGGTTGGAGAAGTTTGCAGCATATTGGGTGATGGTGCTAGTGAAAAATATGAGTTGATCATGTATGACAAACGTTTGAAACCTATAATGTCCGCTGATAGTAAGTTCAAACGCAAAACGGTTAAAAGTGATCGATGTAAGTTGATTGATGAAAATTTTAAGTTTAACATAACTGATAACTTTGAACTGGGTGATGTGATTTGCAAATCCTCTGGTTTGATCAAACGTTATGGTATAATTGTAGGTTTTATCCATCCAGATGGACTATACACAACATCTTATGAGCATGGTTACAATGGCGTGGATCTACTCGAGTGTGTAGAGATACACAAGAGAGGTTTGCAGCGCAAGCGTGATGTGCTAGGCAAAGTCAAGCGATTCACAACTAGCAAGAGCAATATCAAATGTTGTGAAGTGGATTTATGGAACAGGACTGGACCGAAAATTGTTACCAAGTAATGGCACCATGGCGTGTATTGAACTTCAAGGGCAAGATGATGCTTGTGTCGTGTATACTCAACTCGATTGCAGCAGTGATTATAGCCAATGAAGGTTCATATTTCGCGGTAGTGTCTTGGTTTTTCGCGATGTGGTGCGGTTTGACAACATTACATCCACGATATCAATATAAAGATGCAAAAAATATAAATGATGAAAGACAAGAATAGACAATTCGATACAGGCGCTCAACGGGACACTGGTGACGGTAAATTACGTATGTCGTTGATACCACAACAGGAATTGAAACGTGTGATGAAACGCTATCTAGATGGTGCAGAGAAATATGGAGAGAACAACTGGATGAAAGGCATGCCATTGAGTGTGTATTATGATTGCGCTCACAGACATTTAGAAGCCTGGTGGAGAGGGGAGAATGATGAAGATCACGCTGCTGCTGTTGTGTGGAACATGTTGTGTGCTATGTGGACGGAAACTAAAGTCGTGAGCAGTGTGCCAAACACCCCAGAACATGAGAAATGGGATGATCTGTACGACAAGTGGAAATACCCATCCAAATAATGTTGCAATTGCGTGACAAATATTATACAATCAATATATGTTAGTTAGCTTCACAGGTGCTCAGTGTACTGGTAAGACCACGTTGCTCAAAAGATGTAAATGTGATGTGACGTTGCTGCGTGACTGGTCTTATGTTGATGAGGTGACTAGAAAAGTCAAGCGTGGTGGTAGCAATATAAATGAGGCGGGAGATGACACAACTCAACTGTTCATACTGAGTGAACATTTGAACAATCACCAAAAGCCTGTAGAGGATCAAAACCGCATGTTGGATCGCTGTATATTAGATGGTTATATCTATACAAGATGGTTGTTTGATAATGGTAAGGTTAGTGAATGGGTGCTGGACTATGCGCGCAATTTGATGTCACATTTGATTGACAATTTAGACATAATATTTTACACACAACCAGAAGATGTGCCGTTGATAAGTGACGGTGTTCGTAGTGTGAACGTAACATTTCGACAGGACATCTTGGATCTATACGAGCAATTGTTTGCTGAGAAATTTCACTGGATGAATAAATTGGTAAGATTGAGAGGCACAGTTAATGATAGAATGAAAACAATTTTAAATAAAATCGATGAGAAAACAAACATTAGACAATAGTAGAATAACAAAACACCTGGGGCAGTCGTCTGAATACAAAGATCAGTACGATCCAACGTTGCTGGTTAATGAACCTCGAAGCAACAATCGAAAACATCTGGACATACATGATGACAATTTACCATTTGTTGGATTTGATACTTGGAACGCATATGAAGTGAGCGCGTTAACGAATAACGGATTACCTGTGGCAGGAGTGGCTAAAGTGGTGTATCCATGCGACAGCAAATATATTGTTGAGAGTAAGAGTATCAAGCTGTACTTCAACTCATACAACATGTATAAATGTGGAGACACTCCGGAGGATGTTATGCATTTTATTGACACAAAAGCATCCGAAGATTTATCAAAGCTGTTGGAAACAACCGTGCAAGTCAAAACATTACCGGCCGATGTCATATCCACGGGAGATGAAGTTTTGTGTAGAGAGAGCTATACCACGTTAGAAAATTGGTTTGAACCAGGAGAACTATCTGAGATGAAGTTGGAAACATATAACGAAACGCCAGACTTGTTGGAAACAATTGATAATGATAATGGAGTGTTCTCAACGACAGCCAGATGGCATAGTAGTTTGTTGAAGAGTAATTGTCGTGTGACAAGCCAACCGGATTGGGGTGATGTGTATGTATCATACACCGGACACACACATGTATATCCAGATAGTTTATTGAAATATATTGTGTCGTTCAGAGACGAGTGTCATTTTCATGAGGAGATATGTGAAACAATATACAAACGATTGCATGATGTTCTCAATCCTAGTGAATTGTGTGTCACGTGCTTGTATGCTAGACGTGGTGGTATTGATATAAATCCCGTGAGAGCTTCATCAGCTCGTGCAATTGCTATTGAATGCCCGGATCTTATTGACGTTAATGTGCTACATACCAAAACAGCCAAACAATGATGCCAACCGCGTAAAAAAAACGACTCTTCAGCATCACCTGTAAGAGTCGAAAAAAGTTTTTTATCACCGGATATATCATTTCACCGGTTGTTGAGACTAATCTAAGATTATCCGAAGTACACCGACTGTGTGCCGGGTGTGAACGAATCACCGAGATTGTTTATCACGATCACGTGGTAATAAAGCTCTGCACCAAAAATGTTGTCAACTACACCGTAACGGGTAAGTAATCCAACACGAGGAGCAAAGTCATTAGGACCTACTGTACGTTGCACCATCACTGGGATGTATGGGCAATAAATGATACCTGTGTCATAAAACTCAGGTCCTTTGTAGCCCATGAGAATGTACTCGAGGCGGGTTTCGCCACGTTTACCATTTTCATATTGTGCTTCAGTACGTGTGTCGCGATAGACGTTGAACCTACCTCCAAGATTTCCAACACGGGCAATGCCGACGGGTTGGGTGTTCACGTTGCCTTGAACTTGCATCCACTGAAACTCAGGGAGCATTTCAAGAATCGCACAAACACGAGGAGTAGCAACTAAAAAGTTGGCTGCTCCACGACGGTTGCGGATAGCGATACGATTCGCTTCAACAATGATCTTGGCGTATAGGTCACGATTGCGTTCTGCTAGCCAGCGGCCATCAGCTGTGGCGGGACTCCAGGTGCTAACACCTTTGCCTGCTCCAGCAGTAGCTGCGACTTGAACCATTCTCATGAGCATTTCCCGGTCGATTTCAGCCTGAATTTCATACGACATTGCGTTTGTCAATTCAGTGTCGATATCGATACCGTTCATGTTCTTGAGATCCTGTTCAAGCTCCACGCTCCAACGTGCAGCAAGTCTACGTGTACCAGCTTCAACAGCTGTCTTCTCAAAAGAAACTTCCAATTGTGGAATGTTTCCAGTGAGTTCGTAATCTTGCAACAACGCTGCTACACCTTTGTCTTCATCGATAAAATCGAGTCCAACAGAAGCACCGTCCTCATCGAGACCAGTAAGGTCTGAAGAACTAGCTCCGGTGAAGCGTGTGTCTAGGTCTTGGTATCCGACTTCTTTGCCGTGTGGTGCACCACCAGTGCCTGCGTCAGCAGCATAGCCACCATCGCCTCCACCAGATGTTTTACCATCGATACCTTCACCAAGTGTGTCATTGGAGTACTTGTAACGCATTGCGAAAGCAAGTCCTACCGGTCCACTCATTGGTTGAACGCCTACTATCTCATTAGTGATTAGTTCAGGGAATGTACGACGAATCATGGGGATCAAAATCTTAGGAAGACGAGCATCGCCTCCTGCGTAGAAATCTGATCCACCTGGGACTGATCCTCCTTGACCGGGACTGCCTTGCAGCGCTCCGCCTGCCATGCCACTGAAAGATCCAGAAGATCCTCCTGCAACATTACTCTCACGCAAGCACCAGTTCTCTTGGTTTTCCAAGAGGATCGCGGTGTTCAAACGAGAGTGATCGTCAGTGATAGCTTTGACATTGTCAGAGCTATAGTCAAGTACGGGGGCCCATTTCTCAAGAAGCACGCTAGCGCGCTCTTGGTCGATATATGATTGTGCGGGTTTTACCTGTGCCATATTCTAATGTTTCCTTTTCACTCACTCAGGCCGGATTGGCCTCAACAAATTTTACCACCTAGTCAACTCTCCCATGTAGTTGTTGAATAGGTTAGAGTCTTGTAAACCTGGTTCGGTTTGTTCTATTTGACTCTCTACACTTTCTTTTACTACTTCTTCACTCTTGCTCACCGGGCGGTCAGAAATTTTCTTTCCGGTTGTGGCTTGCTCTTTGAGTTCAACAAGTTTGTCTTGTTCTGATTTCTCGAACATATCCAATGTGTATTGAAAGTTTTCGTTTATAAATTCAGCGCTTTTGTCTTGTAGCACTTTGTATATGTGTCTCTTCTTTGATGCTGGCAATCCTTCAGACAATTTTTCCAACATCAATTTAGCTTGAGTCACTTGGGTTGATTCTTTTAAAATTTTATTTTCTTGCTCGAGTTGCTCCAGTCTTTTGGATGCTTCATCAATTTGACGCTTTCCATCAATCACTGCTTCTCTTACAGATTCATTTGCCATCACTTTGTCAATACTCAACGATTTGCGTAGACTCTCTAGAATAGAGACAGCATGTTTGTTTTGTACAGCTTGTTTGATATCTTGTTCAGGTATCATCTTCTCAACATATAGATCAAGATAGTTGCTTATGTTGTCAATTAAACTCTCTTTAAACACTTTAGCGTCTTGGTCTATCTCGGTACGAAATTTTTCGACAACAGTGCGCAGTTTTTCTGCATGTGTGTTGTCTAATGCTTCAACAACTTTCTCAAGCTTGGATGTGTGATCCGCATCAATCGCCTCTAGTAGCTTTTCTAGCTTGATTGAATGCTCTTCATCTTGCTCCACTAAAGCCTTCTCGACTTGTAGTTGGGCCAGTTCATCTGCTTTACTCTGCACGGCTTCATTGAATGATTGTTCAATTGCGTCCAGTGTCTCTTCAGTGAGGACATCGGAAGCTACTTTTTCTAGTTGTTGTTTAATTTGACTCTCGCTCATGTGTACTAAAAATATTTATGTTTTTATGCTTGTTTATTTTGTCAAACAGCTTATTTTCTACAGCCTTTTGTAGAGATTTATTTGCTTCTGCATAGTTTTTACTGTTCAAGTTGTGTAAGAACTTGGATATGTTTTCTCTGAAACCTGATTGATTTGATTGATTCATGTTAAATTTTTTGTTTGATTGCTGTTAAAAAGTCTAATACACTCTCTTTGATGTAACTCTCAACATCTTTTTTTGGTAGAGTTGACAGGTCTGATTCGAGTGTTTTATATGCCTCTACATATTCACCATGACGATTCAAAACATATTGTTTGCTCTCGAGTATACCGTTGACAAACGCTTCACCAAAACTCGGGTCAGCAACACAATCAACTGCTATGAGTCTCATGTCCTTGACCAGGCTCACACTGGAATCGCTCTCAAGAGGCACAAGCTTGCCTAAAGATCTGGTGCTCATACCAACACTGCACCCGTCTCTTATCAACGATTGTACCACACAACCACTAGGAGTGCTCAACACTTTAGACTCACCAATGTATACATTTGGATTGTCTTTTGATGGTTTCAATGAAGTCACTAAGTGACATGCTCTCTCTAAATCAACGTCAGCAGTTGTCGGGTGGTTCAATTCACCTAACGCGCGCTTTGTGTCTATCATCTGTTCCGTGTAACGTTTGACTTCTTCTCTCATCTCGGCTTCATCATACCTTCTACGATTTTTATTGTCATGTTCAGCTGCACAATACGGTCCACGTATACGCACAGACACTTCAGAAGTATTATTTTGTTCTTCTATAATGTATTCAAAATCTCTAGGATCAATCGTTTCAACTAATAAATTCGCATGCATGTTATTATTACTTATAAAATTATCAGCGTTTTCCACACTATTTGTTGAATAGTGCAAAATCTTTTTCCGTGACTATCTGGAAAATATATTTGTTTTTATCAGCCCATTTTTTAGCAGCTGACCATTTGGCTTGATTAACACCCCATGTTGCATGTTCATATATGACTGTAGACCTCTTTTTGTTTCCATGTTTGGATGGTGGTCGTGTTTGTTTACTGGGTTTTATTTCTATTAAATATTTTACTATCTTGTCACCCTCTCTTATGTGTACTACATTGTCAACTAGATATCTATGCATCTTGCCATCGACCGGTGATATATACGGTATGTGCACACTCTCACTGGACCACTCAACCACATGTGGATTACGATCACACCATTTGAAGAATTTCAATTCCCAGCTACTCAAATATCTTGGATATTTGGAACCTTTGTATTTGAGACTATTTACAGGTTTGTATGTACCCTGTCTATACTCCTTGTATTTTTTATACGGTTTCTTTTTCAACCTACAAAGAATAATGGTGGTTGACCATCTCCAAAACCAGGTACACCTTCATATAATTTGGTTTCTAATTTGTCTTTCTCTTGATTGCCTTCAGACAGTAACTCAGAATAATTAGGGGCACCACCACCGAACAGATTTGTACCACTGTACTTGCCTCGAATCCGGCCAATGATTATTTTTGTAAGTGCTAATGAGTATTGGTATACCCATTGCTCTTGTACCAGTTCATGCACCGGTCTTTCAACATATGCTCCTACAATACCATAAAAATGTGTACGTCTAGCACCTCCACCGGGCTCCGGTGTTAAGTACATTGTTTGTTTCCGGTCATCAAATCTATAATAGTAATCTTGTGATAACAATTTACGTCTGGTGTCCAACCATGTCTTGAGTGTGTACCAGCTGATCAAATCAAATCCGTATTTGCCCAACGCGTAGCTGAAGTATGTTTGTTGAGCCAGGGTTTGTTCTAATGTGAATAGTGTGTTTATACCAGAAGAACTACCTTCTTCAAATGCAAATAAATCAACAACTTTACGGTAACTGTCAGTTAAATAATCATAACTCTTCATGTTACCCAACATGTTGGGTGGTTCAGGATCAGTTTGCTTCGCTGGTGATGTATATGAGATGGAGAAATCAACCGGTCCTTCTCCTATGGTTGATCGTCCAATTTCATATAAACTTGTGTCTAATGTTGTGTCCTCTGGATCTGATGGATGTGAGTTCTTCAGTTGTTCTGTTGCGGTAAAAAGCACATCCATTCTCAAACCTTTACCAGGTTCATACAATCGAGAGTTAAATGTTAGTAATTCTTCTGTGTAACCAGCATATTTCGAGAACATTTCAATCGCGATACTGATGTTTTCGTAAACTTGATTTTGGTGTGCCTCGATGTTTATCTGAGGATAACCTAAAGTGTATGCTATCCGTGTAGCTAATCTCTCGTACGATTTGACTATCGGGTTTAAATTGGTGCTGTAAAAAGCACTCAATGGTTTCGTTTCAATTGATTGGGTCATTATTCATCTGTGACTCCAATGATCAATCCATTCACAATATGTAAGATGTGTCCGCCAATGTTTATGTCTTGAGTTATTCCGGGTTTGATTACACCTGTGTCTACTACTGAATATCCAGCTTTTGATGTGATGTTATCAGCAGTCAAGCTGCCTGTAATGATGGTATCACCACCTATATTAGCATCATTTTCACATATGATATCACCGGATACTTTGTGGGTTCCTGATGTGATGGTATCACTTTGCGCGGAGATCGAACCATGTACTGTTAAATCCCCATGTACGTCATCAGATGTTGTAAATATGTCGTGTAGCTCTGAACCACCACTGGTGATTGTACCGGTTGTTGTTATGTCACCAGTTATGTTGACATCACCAGTGAATGTACCATTAACAGCTGACATGTCTCCTGTTATTTCCACATCACCAGCGAATTTAGAATCACCAGACACGTTGAATTGTGTTGTTAACACTTCCGTGTTAACCCCTATTTTTCCATCTGTACCATCAACAAAAAATGCGGCAGCACTCGATAAATTCACCGATTTGATTATAAAATCGACTGGTTCGATGTTGGGATTGTTAATTATAACCTGATTTGGTGTTGGTGCTGTCCCATCTATCGTGATGTACTCTTGACTGTTTGTCTCGAGTGTTATTGTGTCTTCACTGTATGCGATTCTTGTACCAGTGTCTCCCTGGTGTATCAAATCACCAGCGATTGTAACATTACCACCCACTGCGAGCTCTCCACCGACGATATCCAGACTACCGGTCATGGTGTCACCACTCACTGCTACATAGTTCATATGATTGTAATCAGTGTTGTTAGTGCCACTATCACCACTAACAAATGTGTATGTATCGTCCCAACTTCCGGATGAAGATTCAACTTTTGTTATCACTAGGTCTCTTGCTGCACTGATGTTGCTAACATTTGTGTATGTGTCGTCCCAACTTCCGGATGACGCTTCAACTTTTGTTATCACCGAGTCCCTTGCTGCACTGATGTTGCTAACATTTGTGTATGTGTTGTCCCAGTCAGCAGAAGATGTTTCAACTTTTGTTATCACCGAGTCCCTTGCTGCACTGATGTTGCTAACATTTGTGTATGTGTTGTCCCAGTTGGCGCTCACACCACTGATGCTGTTGATGATCGCATCTATATCAGCAGTCTCTTCCCAGCTGGCACTGTTGCTTTGCACCACGTTAGATGTGTCGCTCCACATATCTTGTTGTCCTTGTGTGGTGAACATGTTGATGGATCCTGGATCGATATCATCAGTAGTTAATATCACATGAGGTCCGGTGTTACCATTGATTGTTTGTACTAGATCGGCAGGTAAAGCCAGTTTGTTGTATCCAGAATAACTCTCGGTACCACTGTTATAGGTACCGAAATCTCCGGGGGTGGTGTCTACTGCAATTAAATTATCAAATGTAGTCACCACAATTACTACATCACCCACTTGTATTCCTTCTGTAGGACTCAAGTTGACCACATCACCGGGAGTCTGTACCACATGTACTCGTGTGATACTCAGCTCTGGTATTTGATCTGTTAAAAGTTTACCGGTAGCATCTAGAGTAGCGTATCCATCACCACTTGTTGTTTGCACATAATTGTATACATTGTCCCAATTGGCACTTGTGGTGCTCACACTTGTGTAAACACTGTTCCAATCGGCACTGGTCTCGCTAACATCTGTGTAGACGCTGTCCCAGTTGGCGCTGGCGTTCTCAACCTTGGTTATCACCGCGTCACGTTGCGCTGACACACTCTCAAAATCACTGTATGCGGTATTCCAATTGGCACTTGTGGTGCTCACACTTGTGTAAACACTGTTCCAATCGGCACTGGTCTCGCTAACATCTGTGTAGACGCTGTCCCATGTGCTGCTTGTGGTGCTCACACTTGTGTAAACACTGTTCCAATCGGCACTGGTCTCGCTAACATCTGTGTAGACGCTGTTCCAATCACCACTCACACCACTGATGCTGTTGATGATTGCATTTATATCAGCAGTCTCTTCCCAGCTGGCACTGTTTGTGTTGACCGTTGTTACAACCGTGTCCCAATCTGATGTGTTATGTTCAACAAATTCCAACCCATCATTTGTTGAGTTGACTTTCACAAATTTCTCAGCATCAGATCCATAACCAGCCGGAGTATCATCCATGCTGGCGAAAGTGTTTAGATTGGCACCACCAGTGAACTTTGGATGATGTATGTTACCACCATTGTCATCATGTAAAAAGGCTTGATTGCTGTTACCAGTTGCTGTACCAGTGATATCTGTGTTGCCACCAGGACCACCATATTGTTGTTGCAAGATTATACGATTGTTGTTTTGTCCGGCCAATATAGAAATATCACCTTCAGCGTTGGCCAGGTTGATCACATCAACCACAACAGCAGCAATGTTGTTCATGTTCACTGGGATTGCACTCAATCCACTGGTACCGTATGTGTAATTAGTAGAGTCAATCTTTGTGTTCACACCAGACAGCTCGGCACTGTCCGCTGTGAATGTGACGGTTCTGTACGGTGCATCTTGATTGTTGTCTGTTATTGACAACGTCAATCCATTCAAAGGTATTTCTGTATCTGATCCATGATCGAACACAATCAAAGCTGCAGTTGCTTTCACCACCTCATCTTCCACGGTGCTGGCCACCCACTTGTTTGTTGTTGATTCGTATCTCAATATGGAGTTGTTCTCAATGCCAGTTGCATCCACATCCTTTAAATCTACAAGCTGGTCAATCTCCCAATCAGAGCTGTTTGATTTGACTGTGGTGTATGTGTTGTTCCAATCATCAGAATGCTCAAACACCGTTGTTTTAGCTGCAGTCCAATCTGCACTGAGTGGGGAGATATTGTTGATGATCTCGTTGATGTCGGCTGTCTCTTCCCAACTGGCACTGTTGCTTTGAACCACACTGGATGTATCGTCCCATGTGTCACCGTTTGCAGACACATGTGCATGTGTTTGATTCCACTGAGCACTTGTTGTTGACACAACAGAGTGTGTGTTGTCTAGTGTTTGTCCATCAGTGGATATATCCCTACCATCAACCAAGCCATCAACCACAATATCATTAGTGTATGTGGTTCTCCACTTGTTTGTGTCTGAACCCAGGTCATGTGTGTTGCTGTTGTTAGGTGTGATGTTGCTGCTCACATCAGCATTGAAATTGATGTTGTCTTGATCGGTGTCACCAACATTGATCACACCACTCGTTCCGGCGCTCAAGTATGCATTTCCATCAACACGTAGATCACCTTTGATGTGCACATGCTCATCGAATCTGGCCGCGCCAGACACTTTCAATGTGTTTATTGTTGTGTCGTCTGTGTGTAATGTTCCAGATATTGTGACCGGGCCAGTTATGTCTGTTGCTCCGGAGACTTGCATGGTGTTGGCGAATATTGTGCCATGTGTCACAAGATTGCTGTCCATGACCACATCACCTGCTACTATCAGTCCATTGGATAGTACTACTGCTCCGTGAACCTGTAATGTGTCTTGTAGAGTGACGCCATCCTGCACAAGCAGTGTGTTGTGTATATTTGTCACACCAGCAACATTCAATGTATTGTTGAGTGACACAGACCCTTGTACTGTGAATGTTTGATCAAAAACACCTGGACCATGTAACCTCATGCTGGACATGAGCTGTGTGTCAGAATCCACCTGCAACCTACCTTGTGTGGTCAAGTCACTGTTTATGGTGACATCTTGTTCAAGCAACGTGACTCCTTGCACATCAAGATTCTTTGTTATGGTGACATCAGTCATCTGTTTGGTGTTGTGGCAGCTGTCTAGCAATCTGGCGAAATCATCTCCAGTGGGTCGATCTCCATCCTCGAATTTACCTTTTAAATAGTCTAAATCTTTATGTTCTGTTGTCATCGTAAATATTTATCTTAAAGTAGACCGGGGATCAGATTACTATTGGTGTTTATCTTGCCAATCTTTGAATTTGAGTTGAGCACCGCTTCTACTTGTGGCTGCACACTGGTGACCAATGCACCGGAGTCCATGGATATCGGCTTGTCACCGTCTTCAGCATACAACACAGATGTTTGATCGTTACGAAACAACCTGCCATCACTCACAACAACAGCATTGCTCCCAACATTCTGTATTTTTATATCAGCCAAATCAACATCAATCTCGTAGTTGGCATTGTCGATGGCTCTCATGCCTTTGAACCACAAATCCACGCCAGTTTCTGTTGTAGTGGAATACACAAAGAATGCATAGATTTGTTTGACACTCGCAGTACCATCAGCATCACTCACATCGATACCCATGGGCGACACATAATCGGCAGATAATGTGCGTGTGGTGTCAGCTGTTGTGCCACCAAAATCCAGTGTGCTACCATTTATGTTATTACTGTTGTACACCTCGTCTGGTTTTTGTTCTACTGAGAACACAAACCCGGTTTCTGTTGCGACAGTGGTTATTTCAGTTGGTAACATGGCTTGTGCCCCGACCACGCAAGTGCATCTCAAACGCACAACATCACCAACTTGTATTTCATTTTGATCATATGTACCAGACACATCAACATACTCACCAGGTGTGCCTGAGTATTTGTTTGTGTATATCACACCTTGTCTCGGTGCTGTTGTGTTGTATAGTTGTATACGTGTGGTGGCTTCAATGTTTTTCACCGTCCATGGCAATACAGTATTGGGACCAAATGTACCAATGACTTCTGCGCCATTAGATAAGGTAGTAGTTCCATTTGTGCTAATATTACCCACAAATGTGGTGGCTTTGATTGTTAAAGTGTTACCGCTAATCGCAAATACCGAGCCTGCGCTTGCGTCTACCACTACATCATAAGAGCCCGCATCTATGGTGTTACCATCACGAGAAACAAAGACATCAGTTTCTCCAGCATAGTTATCCACCAAGTAAGCCTTTGCCCTGTCGTAGAACTTCTGTGGCGTGTCTATTTCGGTATAAGCGTCTACGGTGGCTTTATCAGACTGCGTCAAAAATACATCAGCAAATAAAACCACTTGTTGCTCAAGAACTCCTGTGCCAAGGCACGAGGGGGAGACACTATTTAAGGTGTGTCCGTAGGAAGCTACATAAAAATTAAAAACATCTGTATTGTCAGTAGTTTCGCCACGATAATCTATTGTTGTTAAGCCATTGTAAACACCACTAGGGGATGCCCCTCCGTAACATGCACGGGTCAGTAGTCGTTCCGTTGCTTCACCACTTGAGTCAGTTGATCCTGTGTAGACTCTGTCCGAAGAAAATGTTTCATTGGCATTCTGCGAGCCGCGCCAAATTGCAGTTCCAGAAAACCTACTGCCATTATCTTTGTCGGTAGTCCAATATTTAGCTCCCTCAATATTTGAGATATTGGTATCCACGATTTTCAGATTAATATCTTTATAGAGTGTGGAGACGGCAGATGCCCCACCTGTGCTATCGTGGCTTATATTGAAATCGCCTGTGTACCCCATGTTAACG